TGCGTAGATGTGAAATACCTTTAGAAGAAATATTCACATCATAAGCTCCAGGCATAACCTTACTAATGTTTTCTGTACGGAAAATCATTTTGTATTTTGTACCGTTGCCATCACCAAGTTCAAGGCAATCAGTATGCGCTGCATCATTGGTTGTATCTAGTGTAATCAAATTGATTTTGATACCATCAGATTCAACGGCAATTTGTGGTGACGACAATACATTAGCTGCACGTAGTACCCAATCCAAATCTTCAGCAGTCAAAGTGAAAGTAATCTCGGGGTTTGGTACCTGCAATTCTTTCTCTGGTGCTGTAACAATCATAGTAGGGTCACAGAAACGATACTTAATTTTAGAACGACCTTTGTTGCCAACAATCACAACATGTTTGTCATCAAACTCAAACGTGGTATCGTCTTTGTGCAACGATACAACAGATAAGAAATTGTTAAGGTCATAGACACCAAAGTCAGCAGGAACATCTTCAGTGATGTTGACCTGTGCTAGGATGTTTTTGTGTGAAGACATGGTCTTCAATGTATTACCTTTGCGAAAGTAAATACCTTGGTTAATTGCACCGAAGTTTTTCAGTACGTTCAGTGTGTCATTCGATAGTTTCATAATATACTCCAAAAAATTAATTATATATGGTTTACTTGTCTTTGTCAAGCGAATATTTAATGTCATGCTCATATAAAAACATGAGGCAACACATTGCATGAGCCAAGTGATGTATGCCAGATTCGGGGTCAAGTTGCTCACCTTGTTTCCATGCCCAAAGATGCCGTTGTAATGCATCAAAATACCTGCGTTTAGATTCAGGTACTTTCTGCCAATTATCACGTTCATACTTTTGAGCACCAAAGGTGAGAACTTTAACCGTCTCCTCTAGCGCAAGAGGTGGCAACAAACCATATTCTAGTTTGCCACCATCAAACTTACGACCAGTAGCCATTATAACCTACCAGTTAACTCTGCTACTTTTGGCATATTGCCTGAGAAGGCATATGTACCAATGTGTTGTGTCTTCATCCATGGGCACAAGAAGATATCTCCACCCATCTTACGCCACATCTGGCAGAACATGTAATCTTCACTTAGATAACGTTCTGAACCACCGCCTGTAATGGAGTCTTTGGTGTCAATTACAGTATCAAAGTAAGCATGAATGTAACGTGAACCATCAAAGTGCGCCTGACCAACGTGGTCTGGTTTGTAACGAATGTTTGGATACTCGACAGCCATCTTATCAAAGACTTCACGTTTAACCAACATAAAACCAGTACCAATTTCTAATACTTCAAGTGGTTCGGTAACTGAGAATTGTGATGTGCCTTTAACAACGTTGAAGACATATTCGCCAACCAATGTTTCCAATTCACGTGGTTCCAAATCTGGATGGTTACGTGCGGCATGTGCAATGTTATTCCAATTGATTGATTTCTTGGGGTAAGGACCACCAATAACATCTTTGTCTAATGCCAATAATGCTACAACATCTTGTGGGTTGTAATGAATATCGGAATCCAAAAACAATAAGTGTGTGCAATCTGAGCGCAAGAATTCATCTACGAGGTAGTTTCTTGCACGTGTAATAAGTGATTCATTAAATAGGAAAGAGAACTTAACATCAACACCATAACGTGACATAATACCTTGAAGGTCTAAACAAGACTTCAGGTATAACCCGTGTGCCATGCCACCATACATTGGTGTAGCCACAAAGAGTTTATTCTTTTTCAAATCTTCAACTTTGACTTGTATTTCCATAATTTATTCCATAAAAAAAAGAGGAGGGATATACTTATATATCCTACTCCTCTTACAAAGAGACTACTCTTTTAGGCGAATGTTGACATTCCTGCAGTGCGAAGTGCTTGCAAGCCAGCAGCAACTTGGCGCTTAGTTGGTGTGCCTAAACGATAGAAAGAAACTTTCTCGCCATCAGACTTGATACGGGTGTTCAAGTAAATAGCATGACCTTCTTCACGCAATTCGTTAATGCGAGCAGCAACGTTCTGAACGTTGAAACGAGCACGAGCTTGATTAACGGTCAACGTGTTGTAACCATCAGATTTGCTCAAGTAAGACAAGATTTTTGTTTTTGCGGACATAATAACTCCAAAATTTAAATAATAAAAACGAACCACACTTCAAATAATTCTGAGAGGTGGTTCATTCTCTCAGAAATTCTATTATAACAAAACTATTAACACTTGTCAACAGTTTTTAGGCAATTAGAATGGTACTTCATCACTGTTTGCCGAGACTGCTTCTACGTTCACTTGTTGGTTACTGGTATTGGCACCAGCATCCAACTTAGTGTACAGGTCAATAAACGATAACTTGGTATCGGTATCAAAACGGTTCAAGCAGAGAGCAATTGCTTTCATGCGGTCGCCATGCACAGAGTACGTTTTGCAAATGTGAACCAGACGGCGGGTAGAAATAATTTCATCAACACCGCCTTCAGCAAACGTTTTACGGATTACATCAGCCCATGTTACCAACTTTTCGGCAAACTCATCATCAGAACGGTTCAAAGAAGCCAATTCTTTCTTAATGATTTTCTTTTCAATGTTGATTGGAGGAAACTCTTGCTCATATGTATTCAAGAAACGTTCGAGGAAAGCTTCATTCAAAACATTGGTGAACATGTAACGACCATCTTCTGAACCTTTACCTTTTGTATTGGCAGTAGCCACAATTGTAAAACCTTCAGCAGGTGCAACCATTTCATTCTTCTTTTTAAGCAAGAAAGGTCTGCCTTCTAAAACACGTTGCAGGCAGGACAGATTCTGAGCACCATAATCAATTTCATCAATACACAGCACAGCGCCTTGTCGAGCCGCAACGGTAACTGGACCATCACGCCATTCCATTTGACCATTAATCAAAACATAATTGCCAAGCAAATCACTTTCATCGGTATCAGGTGTCATTGATACGCAAACAAATTTACGTTTTGCTTTAGCGCAAGCTTGTTCAACTGACATTGTTTTGCCGTTGCCAGATTGACCAGTAATAAAAATTGGGAAAAACAATTTACTTTGAACAACAGAAAGCAAATCATCAAAGTTACCAAAGGGAACATAATTGCTATATGTTTTTGGAACTAGATTTTCAGTTTCAAGGTCAGTAACAATATTTGCAATACGATTGCCACTGGAAACAACAGGTTCAGATTTTTTCATTTGCAAAACTTGTGCAGCTGCCATGTTAACTACACTGGCATTATTAGAGGGAACTTTATATAGACCACGACCTGCACGGAAGTCCATATCTTTCAAATACCACTGGGGTAACTTAATATCATTTTCTACACAAAGGTCTTTAATGTCCTGTAGTGTAAAAATACTTTTGCCTGTAGCAGAGGCAATAGAAATAAACTTCTCACGTTTGTCAGTTTGAATACCACGCATTACAAATAACTCCATCAATTAATCAATATACCAATTATATCAAAACCACAGCATTTGTCAATAGTACTGTTGCATAAAAACAACAGTACTACTTTAGTATTACATTGCGATTTCACCAATGAAACGGTTAACCAAGACACGGCTTACCTGTTTTTTCTTATTCATTTTGATAAATGCGGTACGCAATTTAGCAGCAGTGACATTGCCTTCAACGGACAATTCATCTTCTTCAATATCTAAATCACTTCCACCAGGAATCAAAAAGAACTTATTATAACCTTTATTTTTGGATTCCAAAAACTTGGCTGCTTTAATCACTTTGAGCATTTCACGTGCTTCTTCTTTCTCACGCAACCAACGATTGTGTGATCTATTGTGATCGTATTTTTCTTCTTTAGTTTGTGGTGTTTCATTACCAGAAATATACTTGCGTTGAATAGCAGCTCTTGCACCAACACCTGTACCAATCAAAAAGAAACCAACAATCTTTGCACCAGTAACATAACGATACCAATTAAAAATTCCTGTTCGCATTGGATCATCATCTTTAGATTGTTCTTCATTTACCAAAAGTGTTTCGAACTTAGATTCGGTATCACGAATAACTACTGATTGTGTTTTAACATTAAAGTAATCATATTTTGGTGAACCATAATCATTCATTCCGCCAGTATAATAACCAGAAATACTATCAGCATCGCCATCATGTATTAATATCATGTTAACAATATCAAGATTATTCACTTTGCGGAATTCATTAGTAATATACCGAGAAGCAATCATAGCTTCAACCATTGGTGTATTAGATAATGTTTCTGATAATGGTCTGTCAATCTTACGTGAAAAACGTGGCATATAAGAATTCATTAATGAAATCATATTACGAAGGCAACGATTAAACTCAGCATTACCCATACGTGAATTCATATACTCACGCATATAAACATCAGACAAATTCAAATCTTTATCACCTCTTGAGAAGGATGGTTTCTGAACAACGTCAT